AAAAATTATTAAATAATATTTTATTATGGATTTATCTGAAATTTCGGTCAATAATAATGATGATATCGTTATCATTATATCAAACTGAAATCGAAATATTAAAAGCCAATCCTAATGATTTAAATGAAAGAAATAATCATACTCAAAGAATGCGTTCCAGAAATCAGTTACTTGAGAAATTTTATGCTGGACAAACTGATGAAAAGTATGTTCAGGATTATTATGAAGTTCTTAAGAAAGCCGATAAATTCATTAGAACCGCAACACCACATCAAATGGCTATTGCTGCTGATAAACATGGAACAAATTATGGAATGAAAGATCGTTATGGTAGACGATATGAACATTATGGATTTTTTGATGATAAACATAAACATACTGGCAAAACACTTGGTGAAGTATTGGTTTTGGAATTTGAAGAAAGACGCACAAAAGATGATGATTTAGAAATAATGTATATCTTTAATAATAAACCAATTGAAGTTGGTTTATCGCAAGTCATGGATGTTGTTGAAAAAAAAGAAAATAGTCTTGATGAATATGAAGTTGTTGATATGGAAAAAAAATCGAAACAATTTCAATTTCCGATTAAGATTATACGTGAAAAAAAAGATACAATAAATAGAATTGAGGAATTATCAGAGTTCTTACACATAAAAAAGATTGGTTTTGAGTACAGACAATTAGAATTTTTTATACCTTTGAAGTTCAGAACATCTGAACATGATGAAGATTCTGATATATTTAAACAAATTATTGATATTCAACAAGCATTTATTTGTGATGAATATGGTGAATTAATTGGATTTAGTATTAATAAATATATAAAAAGAATAAAATATAACGATACTCATGATGTACTTAAATTCGATGGAATTGAGATGCAGACCATGGGTGCACAATATTAAAATTATAAAAAATGAGTGATTTTTTAGATAATCTTAAAAAAGCAGCAGATAATGAAGAATTCAATTCAGAAGCAGCGAAAAAAATACTTGAAATTAATGAATTGGCTGATAAAAAAATTGGTTCTGGGTCATCAGAAGACCTTGAGAAATTAAAAGAAAGTCTTGAAAAACGTCAAGAAGAAGTGATGATTGAACCAATTAGTGAAAAAAAGGCTGTCGAAGCCAATACCGAGTATGAGGTAAAAATGGCACAATTTAAAAAATTAGATGCAGTCAATAATCAACTTGCAACATTAATTGAAATCGAAGATATGGTGAAATTGAGTATTGCTGATATGATGGGTCATGTTGAGGAACTTGAAGATAAATTCAAAAAAGAATTTGAAATTAAAAACTCAATGTTTGATGATTTATCACAGAAAATTAAAGAAATTAAATCTAAATATAAATCTTAAATTAAAACAAATTTTATGGCAAAAATTGAAAAAGCGTCTGAAGACGTAGTAAATCTCTTTAGTGAGATTAGTGATAAGACAAGTATTCCGCATTGGATTCAGTTTGAAGTTCTGTGTAATAATACTCAGAAAGAACTTTATAAGATAACTAAGGCAAATGATGTTCTTGAAATCTTGGCTGGTGGTGTTAATTTCGTTGTAGTATTTAATGAAGAAATTCTGGATGAATTACCTGCTGATCTGCAAGAAATGGCAATTATTGAAGCTGTTGCAGGTGTTAGTGTGAGTGATAGTGATGCAGTGTCACTTGAAAAACCAGATTTTAACACCCATACAGGCGTTTTACAGAAGTATGGCGACCAATCAGTTATCCAGTTGCATGAATCAATTAAAAGTCTTTTTGACGCTAAAAAGCAGCGTGAGGACGAAGAGAAGGCAGCAACTAAAGGTAAACGTGGTAGGAAACAAAACCAATAAACATGGTTTAGATATTAATTAGAAAAATCTTGACAGTTATTTGTCGGGATTTTTTTGTTTATAAGTATTTATAGGAAATCAATAATAATGAATTCATATAATATTACATATCCTTTTAAGGATAATAATGAAACAAGAAGTTTTATTCAGATGAATCAAGTAAGTAAAGATTCATACAGTTCTAACCTATTGTTATTATTATTAACACAAAGAGGTGAAAGATATTATGAATCAGATTATGGTACGAATTTATTGAAATATATTTTCGAACCCAATGACCAATTAACAGCATCGGATGTTGAGGAAGAAATTAAAAATACGGTAGCATTATATATTCCTAAAGTAAAAATTACATCGGTGACATTTAATTGGGATAATGATGATACTGGACAACCTATACCAGAAACTCAATTAAATGTTAATGTTAAATTCGTATATACTGAAGGTTCATTAACAGAACAAGGTAATGTAGATTTAAACTTTTAATAAAAAATGGCAACAGAAACAGAAACAACAAATTTAGTTCAATACGGAAGTAGAACTTTTGGAGAAATTAGAACAGACCTGATTTCATTAATTAGACAAATGTATCCTGAAGTCCTTAGTGATTTCACTGATTCAAGTGTTGGTGCGATGCTTATCGATTTAAATGCTGGTGTTACTAACAATCTCAGTGTTAATACCGATAGAGCATTTCAAGAAACTCAATTAGAATACGCTCAACAAAGAGCAAGTATTCTGAACATCGCAAAGAATATGGGATTCAATATTCCAGCAAGAAGACCGTCTGTTACTGTTGTTGATTTTAGTGTTATTGTTCCTGTTCTTGGAAATGCTCCCAATGCCACATATTATCCTGTACTATATGCAGGTGCGCAAGTACTTGGTGGTGGTAAAACGTTTGAAACTCAACATAACATAGATTGGAACAGTGGTCTTAGTAGTCTTGGTGATCCTAATCGTAGTATTATACCAAATTTAAATACAAATGGTATTCCAGAAGCATATACCATTACAAAAAGAGAAGTTGTTATAAATGGTGGGACAAGTATCTATAAAAAAATAATTAATACTAGTGATGTTAGATCATTTTTTACATTAACACTACCTGATCCAGATGTTATTGAAATTGAAGGTGTTTATTTATTAGAAGGCACAACTTATTCAACAACACCAACAGATGATTTTACTGCTCAAAACCAATATTATGAGGTTAATTATTTGGCACAACAACGTGTCTTTCTTGAAGATACTGCGGGTTCATCTGCAAATACTACAACTAATAATATTAAAGCAGCACGATGGGTTGATATTACGAAAAAATTTATAAAAGAATATACACCCAAGGGTTTTTGTAAATTAATATTTGGTTCTGGTGATTCAGATGTTAATGCGTTTAAAGATGGTTTATTAAAAGAAGGTGTTAGTAATCGTTATTTTCTTGAAAACTTTTTAAATAACACGGCTCTTGGTGAAAAATTAAAAGCTAATTATACATTATTTGTTAAATATAGAACTGGTGGTGGAATTGCTTCTAATATCGGTTCAAATGTATTAACACAACTTGGTTCATATACTTTGGAAGTAACTGGTAGTCGTCAGGATTTAAACCAACAGGTTCGGAGAAGTTTACAAACAACGAATCCAATTCCAGCAATTGGTGGTAATGATGGTTTGAGTACAGAACAAATTAGACAATTAATTAAGTATAATTTTAGTTCACAAGAAAGAGATGTTACACTTACCGATTATCTGTTGCAGGTATATAAGATGCCCGGGGAGTATGGTTCACCATTTCGTGCAAACGCATTTAAAATAAATAATAAAGTACTTATTTCGATTTTGGGAATCGAAGATGATGGTAAATTATCAAATACCAGTAATTCGTTGTTGAAAACAAATATTGCTGAATACCTAACGCAATATCGAATGATTAATGATTACATTGAAATTAAGGACGGTAAAATATATAATTTAGGATTTGAAATCGATACATATGTTGAAAATATAACAAATAATCAAATTGCAAATAGTATTATTACACTTGTTACAGAATTTCTTGATGTTAATACACATGAAATGAATCAAGATTTATTTTTGGGAAGACTTGAGAAAAAGATTCTGGATGCTAATGGTGTAATTAATATTATTAGTATTAAAGTGTTTAACAAAGTTGGTGATCAATATTCTACCAATACAATTGCACAATCAATAACGAATACAAGTACAGGTGAAATAAAAATAGAGAATAATACAATTTATTCAACACAGGATTCAATGTTTGAAATTCGTTTTCCCGAAAAAGATATTAAGGTATTG